GTAGCAACACGTTTGATATCGTCTTCCGTCATGCGGTGCAGCTCGTCGTAATACAGTTCGGCTTCCAGCAGGTACACCCGATCCCCACATTGGAGCGCTAGAAATATTCGGTCACCGTTCGCGGCTAGTTCCTCGTTTATCCAGGTAATTTGACTCTTGCGCAACCCGCTCTCGCCTTTGAAGGGGTGCTTTGCGCCGGGGCGCTTGGCGTCTTTCAACTCGATTGTGCCGCTGCTGCCGTTCAGGGTATAGACCACATCGGGAAACCCGCTTGCGGTGTCGTGACTCTCAATACGGGAATAATGCCCCTCTTTCGGGAGGAGCTTAGAGAGATACGTCCAAAAGCTAGCTTCGCTCACGGGGCTTCTCCTGCAACTCTTCAGGCTCTGCCAGCAAGTCGGCAACTTTCTTGCTCCAAAAGTCTTGGATCTGTTTTTCCTCCGCTGCTTTTCGTCCTTCCGCTAACTTGCGATTAAGCAAGTCCCACGCATCTTCGGGCGGTGCGGGATTCACGGTACGCTCTTGGGGGGGAGCAATTGCCCACAGTGAACGCACACCATAGGGTCCTTGCTAACCAGCTCAATTCCGCGTGCTCCACCGATCAATCGTATGTAGCCTTTCCTCGCGATAGCCGCCAAGTGCTCTTGTGCAGCATTGGCAGATCGCCACATGAAGTGTTGCGCGATCTGGGCACGCGTGGGCGGCATACCCGCTTGCAGACGTTCCTGTACGTAACGCAGCACGTTTTTCTGAACGGTCGTCAGTTCGCTCATGTTGAATGCTCCTATTTATTCAACCCCAGCGCGTGTGCGTTGCTTATTTTGACACCGATTCTTCTAGCTTGTTGGCTAGGTCATAAATCTGTTCTGCCAAAGCGTACTGTTCGCTCTCGTAGGGTGCTGTATCCTGTACACTCAGCGCAGCTTCGCTGATATTTTGTGCGCACAGTAAAATAGCTGCTTTCTCTTTAGGTGTCATTGCGTTTTATCCTTCAATGGGGAATTCATCGGCACCGGCCGCGCCAGCGCCTTGCGTACTCGGCTCAGCTCGCGTGAGCCTTCTTTCCACCGCCAGCGTCCGTCAGCAGGCTTCTTGATCCCGGCGGCTTTGACCCACAGCCGGGCAAGCTGCGCCTGCATATTGAGTTGCGCGGCCAACTGCGGCAACGTCACGTAGCCTTCTACTACCCGCGGAGTGGAGTGCGGTATACGCAAATCCTGGTTAACCCCGTCTGCGATTTGTTTGGGTACCGTCTGTCGCTCTTTCTCGTTGAGCAGTCGGTTGCCGGTTTCCGGGCCGAAGAAGGGCGCCTTAACGGGTTCGCGAACAATTTTACGAATGCGGCGCGGTTCGGTGTCGGTCATGGCAGTTGCACCTCGATTTCAAGTCCACCGTTGTTGGCCCGACGGACCCCGGTAATCATCAAAGAATAGCGCAGCTCCGCTTTGTCGTCTGATCTGACCCCGTATACCGCGTTGACGCCGGGAGTCGGTGGACGCACTGCATGCAGGTATGCTTCGCGAGCGTAGGCTAGCTCGTCCTGCAACTTCGAGACGATTTGCTTGTCTTTGCCCAGGAAGACGTCGCGAGCCTCTTCGTACAGCGCATGCAGATTAGCGTGGTTTGCGTCTTCGGGCAATGACCACACTGCTGCAAGCGCCTTAGCGCGTACGTCATTCAACTCGGCTTGAAGCGCTTCGACGTCCACCCAATAGCACCATTCACCCTCGGTTGTTGGGTTGGCAAAAGCTTGGCCGTTCATTCGATAGCGCGGTATTTCTTTCACGTTGTTCTCGTCCTGTAGGTGTCGCAAATCAGGGTCGCTACGTGTTTCTTGCGTGTTATCGCTAAGAAGATGTCTTCATCGATAGTATCAGTAGCGTTAAGGAAATAGTAGTGCCCGACAGGCTTTTCAAAATCGAGTATTCGGAACCGCGCCTGTTCGAAGTTGAGCATGCTGAAATCGATGCTGTACCCGATGATGTAGTTGGCCGCGGACATGTCCACAGCGATGCCCGACTGAATCTGCATCACGAGACAGTCCTGTTTGAACTTGCCGTCATAGGGCTCTCCGCCGCGTACGATCCCGACGCGATACCCGACGCGGGCCAGCTCAGCCGCAATGCGGTCGATTTCATGCCGAAAGCGTGCGATAACGATAAATTTATCCTCCCGCGGGATTTTTTTCAGGAGCACCGTCAGGGCGTAGAGCTTCTCGCGGCTGATATCCACCAAGACGGGTTTGTCCTCGCATTCCTCGGGGGCGCTTAGCACACTACCGCCCGTTACCTGCTGCAGCTTGATGAGGCTCGCTAACACGTTCTTGACTTTGACGGTGCGCTTATTGACTTCGGTAATCAGATCCTGTTTCAGCTCTTCGTAGGCAACGCGGGTAGCCGGTTTGAGCTGCACAGGTACTTCCGTGTACTTCAACATCAGCGGCTTGTCGCGCGCTTCGCGCAGCGTCTTGCGGTATGAGTGCGCGTGGAACTTTCGGTAGAATTCGTCTTCGTTCTTGAATCCCACTACGTCGTGCTTTTTGTAACCCCCGCGAATCAGGTAGCGGCCCTCGAAGCCTTCTTCGATCAGTGTTTTGTGATCCGCTTCGTAGGTGTTATCGAACCGACCGAAAATGGCGGGGTCGATAAAATCAAATTGGGACCACGCATCCTGGATGCCTTGCGCGATCGGAGTTCCGGTCAGCGCCAAGCGCCAGCGGGCGAAGCGCCCTAGTCGGCGCACCGTGCGTGAGCGAGCCGCGCCACGGGCTTTGATGTAGTGCGACTCGTCGCAGACAATCATCAAGTCAGACAGGCTCTTCGCCTCCTTGTAGAGCTGTTTGCGTTTAGCGACCCATTGCTCGTAATTCTCGATGCGGATCTGGGTATCATCCAACCCGTTGTGGAGCTTCATCCATTTGCCGATCTCGCGCCACCACACCTCGGGCGCTGCGCCGCCGGCCTTGGGGCAGATGACCCACAGGTGTTTGGGTTGCAACACGTTAGCAATTGCCAGCGACGTGAGTGTTTTCCCCGTGCGCATTTCAAGCCACAACGCAAAGCCGCCCCCTTTGCGCATGACGGAGAGCGCTTTGGCGACGGCTTCTTTCTGGTACGGACGGAGTTTCACGGCTTTTTAGGTTTCCCCGCACATCTCTCCCTAGGGCCTTCACACCCCCAACACGGGTTGTTGCCCAAGGTTACTTCACTCATTACGGTTATACCCCCCAGTAAGCACGTCTTGGGCACATAGCCTTGGTGCTTCGCCATGCTCAATTGCATGTCGTCAGGGTCGGCAGTTGTTTGATCGAAGTAATGCGGTTTCATGTCGTTCCTAGCCCAAACCCCGCGCGCCTACCGCGAGTTAGCCCCTTTCGGGTGGCCGTTTCGGCGCGCGGGCGGGACTTCTGCTCGGCGTTAGCCGATGACGGTGAGTTCCTCACAGTCTATTTCGTAAGTATCCTCACTATCTGTCACCACGGTTGCGGTGTCGCCGTCCACACTCTCGATGGTGCCCTTGGTGAGCTTGTTTTTCTCGTCTTTGAATTTCACCTTAGCGCCCCTCTTGAGCTTCTTGTTGGACGGCTTTGGATCGTCCTCTTCCTCCTCTTCGTCCTTGGCGGCTTTCTTGCCGGCCCGACGCGGAGGGGCGTCGTCTTCTTCCTCTTCGTCTTTAGCGGACTTTTTCTTAGGCTTCGGATCGTCCTCCTCCTCGTCGTCCACGGTGCCCCCGTCCGACAGCGGCGCGTGCCCTGTGACGCGAGCGTACTTGCGTTGGCCGTCCTGCGAGTCTTGCCCCGTGATCTCGATGATGCATTCCGTCTCATCCGCGACAATGCCATCAAAGTCAACATCCATCTCGTCGTCCGGTACGTCAATCTCCAGCGCTTCCAACAGCCCTTTGAGCCGCCACAATGCCTGCGGTTGCAATGAGTAGTTATCGAATTTTACTTCCCGCCCGCTGCACTTCTGAGAGGTGACTTCCCACGTCAGCTCTACGTAGGGCTCGCCGGACTCCTTGCCTTCTTTCTGCTCAACTGCGGTAACCTTAGCGGCGTAGCGACCGTCCGGGATCGTCGCGCCTCCGGATTTGACCCCGCTGAAATCGACGTGGATAACGTTACCTTTCACTCGACGCTTTACTTTTGCCATGTGTGCGAATCACTCCTTACGTGGTTGGTTGAAACAATTATAGTGGTGAGTTAGGAAAGACTTGGCCTATTTGCTCCATAAGCCCCTGCGGTGTATGCCCGGATTGAGAGTTTGCCACTTGGCCTATTTGCCCCCCAGGCCCCTGCAGGCCATACCCGGATTGAGAGTTTGCCGCTTGCCGCTCTTTCTCCATGTCAGTCCACTGTCGGTGACACTTATGGATAGCCGCAGAGATTTTCTCGCGGTCGGACCACGACAGATCCGCGTCCGCCATAACTTGCACGAGGGGCAGCACGACCGCACCAAGAGACTGAGACTTGATGATGTTCATACCTTCTTGACTACCTTGCGAGCCAACGACTCGCCTTTGGATAACCGCATTATTTTACCGAATGTCGGATTAACGATATATTCCGGCACGGGACCCGCGGACACCGGGCGACGGATGCCGCAACGGTAGAAGCCTGAGACGAGACGCATGCAGTACTGCATCTCAGTCTCCTTGGTCTTCTTGTCATAGCTCTCGCGCACAAATTGGTTGCCAATCACGGAGACTGCACCCAGTAGGAAATTGGTTGTTGCCGCGGTCAGTGCTGCGGTGATTTCAGGCGCCAGCCGGTCGTCGTCCTCGTCCTGCGGTTCAATGCGTTTCTGGTGCGAGAGGAAACAGACGTGCTTGCCGGTTTTGATGAGATTGCGGTAGTTGAGAATCCACTGGGTCATCCAACCGCCGAGTTGCCCATACGAACGCTGTGAGAAGACATCATCCGCGCGCTGGTTCTTCTTCTCCTTCATCTCACGGATCACTAACGCCTGCAGTCCGGTCATCTGATCCAACACGACAGATCGGTACTTGTCGTCACTCTCCAAGTGCCAGTATAGATCCTCAAGCTCCTGCGTGCTGGTTGCGGAGATGACGTCCACCCCGTCCACGTCAATCACAGAGTCGGTGCCTTCTTCCAAGATGTCGATCAGCAGCAGTGGTTTGGGAAACGTGCATGCGAAGACCGTCTTGCCAGTCTTCTGATCGCCATAACATAACATGGCGATGTGGCGCTCGACTTCGGAAAGCGGCTTGATGCGGCTCTCGATGGAGCGCGCAGGTTTTAGCGGAGTACTGCGTCGCGGTGCAGTATATTCATTGAGCTTTTTCACTTGCTTACCTTTTCGACATAACACAAGACGGCTACATGCCTCTCCACGTCGGAGAGCGGCTTGATGCGGTTCTCTATGGAACGCGATGGCTTAGTCAATTTTTTCATTCAACTTATCTACTTTCTTTTTAAGGTCTCGTAATTCGTTCAATAAGGTTCGCAAGCAATTTAGCGTATCTGCCGCAAACATATCGGACTTATTAAGCGACCTATCCTCAGATTGTAAATTACGTACTCGTAAGGTTAACCCAGTTATTTTACGCTCTAATTTGCTCGGTGCAGGTTCAAGCTCATTCGTCTGCACCTTCGCGCGCGTCTTCTGGACGTTGCTCATAGTCATTCTTCTCCACGAACTTAGCGTTAATACCGGACAGCTCGGTTTTGCAGAGCTTGAACATCTCGCACCGCGGGCACATGAACGTCAGGTTACGAGGAAAATGCTTCGCAGTGCGGATCATCTCCGCGGTCTGTGTGAACTCCTCAATGACTGTCGCGGTCATCTCTTTCGATGGCACAGGCAGCGGCACGCGGGCGTAAAACCGGTCTGGGGGGCGTTTCCCGAGCTCTTTGAGGTAGTAGGCGTAAGCGTCTTCTTCAAGCTCGTTGTCCTGGATGGCCTGACGGTAAGTGTAGACGTCGGTGTCCAGATCCTTGCGACGCGTGAGCTGACCGCTCTTGAGCACTTCGGGAATCGTCGGCGCTTTCGTGCGCAGGTAGTCCCAGATGACACCTTCCACCCGCTCTTTGCGGTGCTCGCGGTTCCAGGCTTCGACATACAACAGCATTTGCACGTTGGCGAAACGCTCGTCGGCATCCGGGATCGACTTCATGCATTTGCGATCCGCAATCCAGTGTCGATCGTGATGCGTTACGCGCAAATCGTAGTGGCCCTCAAATTCAATTTTCGGAGTCAGTTGCGTACGGACTAAGCCTTCCGTCGCGAGTACTTGCCAGTCATCGGTTTTATAGGTGCGCAGGTAGCCTTTATAAATGCGCCAGATGTCGTCCATGAAGCGCTCGCCATAGAACTCGCGCTCCTCCTCGAACAGCGTGTCGTACTGCGTATCGTACTTGAGGAACACGTCGCCGGCTTTCTTGCCGTTATCGCGCGCCTCCAACATCTCGTGCAGGATCGTACCTCGCAGGAAGTACGCTGCGCGACGCTTGGGCTGCAGGTTACGTACGACTGCGTATTCGTAGAGCTTATTGCACTTGCGCCACGCGTTGACCTTGCTGAAGCCGGTTCTAAACATCGTCGTACTCTACGTCTCGAATTTGATCGAACACGCGCTTGAGCGCTTCGCGGGTTAACCTGCCGCTGATAGGCTCTTCTCTAGCTAACGCAGACGTTACTGGGGTAAACGGGTCCGTCGTTTTGACGTGTCGGTTGCTGGGTAGCGCGATTTTCTCCCGCAACAACTCTTTCAGCGAATCAAACGCGTCGCGGTCGAATCGGAGTTGCACGACCATGTGACGCTTGGGAAGTGGGTCTGAAAGCAGCCCGTACAGCTTCGGAGATTTTTTGGGTAGCTTACGCATCACTTTGGATCCCTGTAGACAGTTCCACGCCCCCAAGCCCCAACGTTGATATCGGTAACCATAGGCACCGCCATTCTGATCTTGAAGGTTTTGAGGAGCTTTGGGCGCTCCATGATTCGTCTGACTCGTGGCAATACGTCGTCCTCGCAGCCTCGTCGGACCAGCCCCAAGAGGGCATCGTGATGTTCGCCGCAGAGTCTAAACTGATCCTTATCGATTGTCTCGTGAATTTCCACCATCGCAGCCGCTTTCCAATCCCCAATGGTGCCCTGCACGGGAGCGTTGACGGCTTGACGCTCTGCCTCCATGCGCGCGAGCTTATCGCTACTCTGGATGGCCGGCAGGCGACGCACGCGGCCGAACATATTCGTGACGTAGCCGTCTACGTGTGCGATGCGCTTGCAGCGAGTGTGCCAGGGCTCCAACTCGGAATATACCTCAAAGAACCCTGTGCGGAATGCGTGCGCTTGAGCGTAGGTGCAATACCAATCGTAGTCAACCTTCGCTTTTTGCATGAAAGTATTCTCGTACATTCCGTAAAGATACCCGAATGAGATTCTTTTAGCGTTAGTGCGCGCTACCTTCCATTCCTTCCAAATTTTGGTGCAAGCATCCACCCCCGCTATGCGCAGTAGCTCTAGCGCAGTAGCTAAGGTGCGCCCGTGCCGCTTCACGTAGTGCGGGTCTAAAGCTTCCGCGGTGAGCAGTGCTTGCTTGGCGTACTCCGGCATATGCCCCGCGCCGACGAGAAACAGCACAGTGTTCCAGTGCACGTCCTGCCCGCGACGATAAATATCAATCAGCGTCGTGTCGCCTGAAAACTCCGCAGCAATGCGTAGCTCGGCTTGCGACAGATCCGCGGCAACGAATTGCCACTTACTATCCTCACCCGTAGCGATAATGGAGCGAATGTCGCCATCCGTGGGGATCGAATGCAAGCGGCTGCTGAATCTACCGGTGACCGTGCCGGTTTGTTTGTAGCTGAGATAGAGGCGATCGCCGACAATATATTGCTTCCAGCCTTCGAGGTACGTACCAAGAATCTTGTCCAGCTCGCGGTAGTGCAGTAGCTCGTTAACGATAGGGTGCTTGCCTTTCAGATCGACGATAGCCGCTTCGCTGGTGGAAGGTGCTCCAGTCGGAGTAAGCACCTGAATAGGTAACCCCGCATCCTGGAACAGCACCTGTGCAATTTGTTGCGGGGAATTCCAGTTCACTTCCGCGGGTGCTTCGCGCAGTGCCTCCACGGCCTCGTTCAATGTCTGCATCGCCGCGTTCTTCTTGAACAGCGTTTCCGTTTCCATCCGTGAATATTGTGTCTTATCGATAGGCAGCCCCTCCGCCTCGATCGCTTCCAGCGCGTAAGACGACGGCATGACTAGATTGTTGTAGAGCCTACGCAGTTTGGCGTTGCGCTGGAATCTCTGCGCGAACTTGAGCGCGAGGTGCAGCGTGTTCCACGCATCGCGTCCGTTGTACATCCAATACTTCTCGCGGTTGGCCGGGTCCTGCATCAGTTCCAACCATTCTGGTTTGTCGCTGAGCTTCAACTCCTTTAGCAAGTCGTACTCAGGGCAATCCAACTCGACACGAGAAACATACTTCAGATCGTGGTCCTGATTCTCATCAATGAGGTAGTGCGCGAGCATGGCGTCAAACTGATAGGCCAGCGACACGCCGTAAGCGGTTCGAATCGCACCGCTATCGTACTTGCCATGGAATGTGGACACCCACTTGCCTTCGGCTTTGCGGGCGATAACGCGGAACAGTGCGCTTTGTGCACAGGGGGCTCCTTGGTAGAAGCTGCCGGGCATCTCCAGCGGGATGACCCAGGAGCATTCGGGCAGGGCGAACGCGATGCAGCGGATCACGAAATCGGGCTTTTTCAGGAATAGGCCATTGGTCTCGGTATCGTAGGCGCATAGGTCCGCCCCCTCGAATGCTTTCCAGAATGCTCTCAGGTCCTCCCTGGACGTCACCACGCGGTATTTGAACGCGTCCTGGGTCTCCCCCAGGGTGCCGTCGATCTGCCGCTGGAGGCGCGCTAGGTCCTGCTGGATGACTTGCAGCTTCGAGGGGTCGCGGAACGTCGCGGCCGGGTGATACGTTGGGCAGACGATGCGCCCGTCCTTCTCGATCATCTGCCCATGCGCGATCGTAATCTTGGCCTTAGCGACGGCCTTGGTCGCAGGCGCACCGACCGGGACGACGTATTTCGGGGCAATGAGCCTGATTTCGGCATCCAGGTACGGCTTGCAGGCTTTGATCTCTTTTGCGGTTGGCTCGCGGTTGTTCGGGGTGAGGCAACGCACGATGTTGGTGTAACGCACCTTGAGCGCATCGAGACCCGCTTTTGCGACTTGCGACTTCAGCAGCTTGCCAGACGGCCCGATGAACGGGCGCCCTTGTCGATCCTCCTGCTGTCCCGGGTTCTGGCCCACAATGAGGATGTCCGCATCCTTGGGTCCGTCGCCTGGAATACATACCGTGCGCGCTCCTACGTGCAAGGGGCACAACTTGCAGTTAGCGTTTCTCATCCCCCACCAGAAAGAAAATACCGCCCCAAATTGAATATCGCCGCGCCCAATATCCCGCCTACTAGCGAGAGCACGAGGATGAGCAGGATGTCCGCCACCAAAGCGCGCAACTCGTTCACGATCCAGACCACTCTTTGCACCGGTCCTCCAAATCCACCGCAACGTTCTCTAGCTGCCTAACCAACGCACCTAAATATCTGCGGATAGGGATTTTCCCCTCGTCTACTCCTGCGAGTAGCTCGCGCACCTCATTGGCTGCGTCGCAAATAGCGCTAATGGCAATTTCATCTTTTGTCATACGCCCCTCAACCCTTCATCGCGTGCGGTGTTAATTTCCGCCATCTTCGCATGCCCATCCGCCTCTTTGTAGCGGTCGGGGTGGTATTTTGCCGCCAGCCTGCGGTACGCAAGTTTGATGGCATGTCTCGATGCGTCGGCGCTTACCCCTAAAGTCACATACCACGGCTGTTTGTTGCCTGACTTCGGCGGCTGCGGGGGCGGAGTGCGGTACCGTCTCCAAAAAATATTGTCCCACCCAGAGCCGGTAGACGTGCGAAACATTCGATCAAGTAACTCCTCTGCTGCACTTCGTAAGTCTTCGTCTTCGTTTGCTTTTGTATGTGCTCGACGCTGCTCCTCTTCACGTT